GGCAACATGTTCAGGGTCAAGGTAGACAATCTTCCCAACATACTTGTATGCTACACCAGCGGTAAATTGAAACAGCACAAGATAAAAATTATCTTGGGCGATAGAGTTAAAATTGAAGTCAGTCCATACGATCTTACTAAAGGTCGTGTGACCTACAGATTGTAAGGAAAATATCATGCCGTGGATTCAAAACATTGGACTTAGCGATGTTAAAAGAGGACTGCACTTTGACCCGGGTGTTAACGCCATGCTGATTCAAATTTGCGATCCTCCTGGTGACTTTCCTACACCGTTGTACAAGTTCAAAGAAGTACACCAATTTCAATTTCTAGATGTAGAGGCACGGGATAAGGTTGATGATGAAGAAATGCGGTGCAGTCAAGAGCAGGCTGATGAGCTAGTTCGTTTGCTACAACACGCTATGGCTAATCGTATGAATGTCATTGTCCATTGTCACGCAGGTATTTGTCGGAGCGGTGCAGTTTGCGAAGTTGGTGTCATGCTAGGCTTCAACGACACTGAAGTGTTTCGCAGTCCCAACCTGCTGGTCAAACATCGTATGATGAAGCACCTAGGATGGACATACGATGAAAATGAACCTCATACTATCAACGGAGACCCAGTTGACGAAGACTGGACTAACAATAACGAGAAAGTGTTTACACTAGCCGATGCTAGACGTAAGTACAGAGAAAATTACGAAGGCGACATATGATTAGATTGAATATATTCGAATTAAACAAAATTAAAAAAATCTGTGAGGAAGTTAGTACAGAATACTTTACGCTAGAACAAGATAACAGTTCTGGCATTGGCAGTATTCTTACCATGTCGTACGAAACAGAAATCGCAGATTACCCTGCTACCGTATCTATCGAAGTATCCGGAGTGGAGAGTTGGTGATTGTGGCATTTCTACAACACCCCGTTGATTTTGGTTGACGGGGTTTCTTTTTGGTGCTACAATAGAACAATGATAGAAGTAAAAAGCAAAACAAAAACACAAGAATTTGAAACATTGGCCCTAGCAATGAACTGGGCTAAGACTGTAGATGAGTTTGTTACCATCACAGTCAACGGAATGGAAATAGTAGGACGATTCGGAGCAGACAGCATTGTCAACGGTAAGTGTCCAGATGGTGTCGACTACACTTGGAAGAAACGGAGAATATAATGCCTTGGATTGAAAACATAGCCGCAGTAGATGTCTCTAGTGGATTCCATCACGATGCCGGTTCTAACAGTATGTTGATTAGTATTGCGGACTGCGGCGGGTGGCGTCCTGAAGCGAAACATCAATTCAAAGAACGTCATAACTTTGAGTTCTTAGATATCGAACTCAACGACTTTGCATTAGATGAGGCAATGCGTTGTAGCGAAGAACAAGCTGCTGAGTTAGCTCGTTTGTTACAACACGCACTCGAGAACCGTATGAATGTGGTGGTACACTGTACCGC